GAATTTGGTGCCATATCTTTAGCACTTGGTATTGTTTTTGACAAAATTGTTTTTTGAATCGATGTATTAGCTCTTAAATTAGCTAATTCTTTATTCTGATCCATTTTATCTTCTGTATTCTGTTGATTCATCATCGCTCTCATCTTATCAAGGTCTAATCTTTCTTCGCCTTCCCTCTCTTTTCTCATATTCTCTTGTGCTCTTAGGTCTAATTCTCTTGCTCTTAGTCTTGCAATCGGGTCATTTGAAAAATCACCAAGTAATTTTTTCTCTTCTCTCATGTATTCTTCCATCATCTCTGCAATTAACACAGCTTTTCTTGATTCTATCTTCATATTAAAATCCATAACTTGTTGTTGCATCATAGGATCTTGCAAAGCTTGTGGATTTTGTTGCATTTGTCGTAATGCAAGGATCTCTCTTTCAAATTCTATTTCAATTTGTTCTAAAGCCATCAAAGAAATATGTTCAAAAATATTTTTTTGTAGTGCTGCAGTAACGACAGGATTATTTCTTGCCATGTTTGTTGCCATAAAACTTAAGTGTGCTGTAATATGAGCTTGATGGTCTTGACCTTTGAAAGCTTGAAACGGCTGACCACCTAAAGCTTGAATATGTTCCACAGCAGGATCCATCGGCATCGGTTTTTGTTGAGGTTTAAGAACAAGATCTATGTTCTTTACACCTAAAGCTTCATACATGTTTCTATACGCTTCGTATAAATTATGAATTCTTGGGTTAGAAGTGGCCAGTTGCAGTTCCGTTTGTGCAATAGATATTCTTTGCGATTGAGAAAAGATGTTTGGATCTGCAACTGGAATGATGTCAACCTTATCATCAAAGTCTGTTTGTTTAATCATACGTTGTCCACCTACGACATCATATGGATATTCTTCAGGCAAGTAGAGTTTAAATACTCTAGCCATTAATCTAAATTCTTGTTTTAAGGAAGCGTAGATTCTTTTATGGATCGCTGACATCGTCCTTGATCCTCTTTCTAGCAACGCAACGGTCGTGCCCACTGCGGCTTGTTGATTACCCTCTCCTACTTGCAGGTCGGCTATTGAAGCGAATCTTTGACCTGCAGAAACAACGACACCCATTAATTGTAATAAAGTTGCTGATGGTTCTTTGAAAGGTAATGTCATAAATGAATCTTTGATATTACCACCTGGTGCATCAACATCTCTAAATTCTCCTGGCTGTATAGACTGTGCATCATCTCTAATTCTGATGCCACGCATTTTAAATCCTGCAGGTAGATTTGATAAAGTTCCTGCGTCAAGTAAAGATCTTAAAGCTGTTGTAGCTGTTCTAGATAATCCGCCAATCATGTGAATTAATCCAAAACCATAAAATCCTAACCCTGGTAAAAATCTAAAATGTACAAAGTAAGGTATCTTTTGTTTTTTAGGATCTGCTATTTCGTAGTTTCTTCTGATAGATAATATTTCTCTTGTGCCTTCTTCAACAGTCACAATGTACGGAAGTTTAATTCCTGTAACCGAGCCATCAGGTCCTCGGTCCTCGAACCCTTCTAAGTCAAGATTGGTATGACACTCAAGGAGCGTGTACATATCTTCATTGTATGTCTTCTTTGTGCCATCTAGCATTCTCTCTTTTTTCTCTACTTCAGTTTCTTGAGAGTATGGTTTAGGTAATTCTATGTCTCTATAAAATCCTGCTACTTGTTGTTTTCTTAAATCGTTT